GCGCACCGACCACGGCAACCAGTCAGTGAGCAATTCGCCGCAGCGCACGCGGGCTTTAGGCGGATCGAGGGTTAAATCCACCTGTTCCACGATACCGAAACGGATCAGATTCATTATCAGGCGATAGATTTCGGCGTTGGTCATGGGGCAATACTCGTTATTCAGCGTAACGGTATTGTTTACGCGCGCGGGCAGGGGCGCAACGCGCGGCGGTTGTAGGGGGACTGTGACAACTTTTTTATGGCTGGGCGATAAAATCAAATACCTGATTGAGCACGCTATCGCTGTCTTTGGAAGTGATACCGAGCAGTTGCCGGGCGGGGTAGTCCGCTTTCACATAGGGGTTCACCTGATCGCTGCCGCCGTACTGGTGTATCCGGGCAATTTTGGCGGCGACTCCAACATAACCGACACCGGCAGAGTCAGGCATAGCCTGCAGGCGCAGAAAGCTGGCATTACGCAGGCGGCGAAACATCGGCTGTTTTTTACTGGTGCGTTTGGTGGTGGCTTCGGTTTCGACCGATAAAAAGCGGTCAATATCGACACGGTTAAAGGTGCGGATAGCGTTACGGTCGTTATCCCAGCCGGTTATCTGGCGCTTATTGCCCGACCAGTTTTTCAGGTCACGCACCGAGCCTTGATAGATAAACCGCAGGCGTTTTTGCACAGTTTTGATGCTGTCTTTGCGCTTGGTGTACGGCGAGCCGTCGGCGTTTAACTGTTGGCGAATACGTTGTTGCTGACCACGGCGCAGGGTAATGGAAATGTCCCGGCTCAGTTTGTGTCGTGCGCCCGATTTCCCGCGATTAATCAGGCGTTGTAAATACTGTTCCAGTTCCTGAAATTCGTTATCCATAGTGCCTCTTTCCATCTTTGGCCAACACAGTCATTTTTGGCTGTGCGCGATGTCAGCTCGCCCAAGGGGTGTTGGCGACGGCCTGTTCCCAGCGGGTCAGCATATCGCCGCGCGGGTCGGCGGGTTCGTCAAGGTGGGTTAACGCCAATTTGTCATTCACGTCCGCCACTCTGACCGCCTCGGTTAGCTCAAGGTGCAGCATGATATCGGCGGTGGTGCTATTGAGAATATCCGCCTCAAAGGTGAAGCCGGTTTTGCGCCGGTCGGGATTGAAAATGAGATCCGGTTGATGGCGGTGTATCCACAGCATGGCGGGCAAGGTGACGGTATCCATGCTGTAGGGGTAATCCATCACGATAACGTGTGCAGTGTAGCGATATTCAAATGACAGCGACTGTTGCCCGGTGGCGACCACCACTCCCTTATCCAGCCAGATCGCCAGTTTGTCGGGATTCTCCCGCAGGTAGGGCACCGCCTGACTCAGCGCCGCTCGTAGCAGATTAGGTTTTAGCATCGGGCGCTCCTTGTTGGCAGGCCAGCACGGTATCAACCTGTGCCGCACAGGCGTGCAAAGCCGCTTCCAACTGGTCGATATCGTTGTTTAAATCGCCGTTAGTTTGCGGACTGGCCGCCGGAAACAGACACGCCGCGACCTTCGGACAGCCATTGACGGTAATCTGCGGCCCCGGTGAAGGCGGGGCGCTGACGCAGCCGGATAATATCATCAGGCAGGGAAGTATCAGCCCAGCGGCGTAAGGTTTCATTTTCACGGTATAACCTCTTGATGTGGCTGTTACGTTGCGCCAGCAACTGATCGGCGCTGGCAACCTGTTGGCGCAATTGCGCCTGTGCCTGGTTGTTGGCATTGGCGGTCAGTGCCAGCGCGATAAGTTGGCCGTTTTTACTGGCTGTATCGGCCGCTTGCTGGTCAATCACCACTTGGCGGGCTTCAGACAAACGGTAGGTCTGTACGCCACCGGCAACCAGTAATGCGGCAGCCATCGCCCAGGCGAGCGGAGCAGTGTTGAAGATTGGCATGGTGTTAGCCCGGATATTGACGGGCGGGCAATTGAAAATGCGGGCCGTCTTTAAAGGTTGCCCAGTTACCGCCCCATTCCACGGCGATCCCTAGCTCGGTGGCAGCCTGTTTCATCGCCTCGGCCATGGGATAGAAATATTTCCATTCCCAACTGACTTTCCCGTCGGGCAGCGGCACGATATCGACCGCATGGCCGGTTAAATGGCGGCTGTTCATAGTCTGGCTGGCACCGTCCTTAACCAGTTGGCGCTGGCGCTCCAGCGTGCGAACACCTTCGATCACTTTAAAATCCATCGCGGTTAGCTCCAGCGCGCGGCGCACCACCTTGACCAAATCAGGATGCACGCCGATCAGGTTACTTTCGCTGGCTTTGCCGAAAATAAATTTAGGGTTTGGCATCAGAGGTTCCCGCCTTTTTATTGACGATTTTAAATACCAGCTCACGAATGGCCTGCAAGCCGATCAGCCCGATTAGGCAGCTGATAAAGATTTCTACTTTTCCGGCGGCGACTTCAGTTAGCGCGCCGTTTAGCCACGGGATGGCATCAATGGCGCGGATCAGCATCGGCGAAATGACCGGGCCGATATTGACGCCAACCAGCCCACACACCACCCCCTCGCCAATGCCTTCACGTAACTTTCCACCGCCCCAGACCACGCGGCGAAAGGCCACAATAAAGCCGACCAGAAAGCCGTTGATGACTGTGGAATGAGCAGAATAAAAGGCCAGTAATGCACCTATCCAACCTGGATCTTTTTCTGGCATTTTCATGTCCGTTACCCCCTTTGGGGAGCCGTGGCTGTGGCGATTAGTCCCACAGCTGAATAATATTTTGTTGTGCCGCTTCGGTGGCGTTGGGCAGTTCCAGCCAGTGACCGGCGGGCAGTAGCGGCCCCAGTTCAGCCAGCCCCGGATTAGCCTGATAAACCGCCTCAGTCACCCCCTCGGTGCGGCCGTAATGACGCCAGCACAAAGCGTCAACGGTGTCATATTGCTGAGCCTGAACCCGCATTTACACCAACTCGGCAATGCCGCGTTCACGGCCTTGTACATCACTGATGGCCCAGCGGGCATCTCGCCACAGGCCGGTGATTTGCGGATCAAGGGCATCGGCCCGTTTATTGCCGTCGCCGGTGGTGTCCATATCGCGATAACGCTCGGTCAAATTGGCCTTGGCATGGCAGTAGACTGCCCGCCGATAGCGCTGTACCCGCATGGACTCGCCCGCGACGGCTTCAGACTCGACATCAGCCAGTTTCATCACGCCAGCGGCTTCCTGTTCGCTACGCCATGTGCGTAACTGGCCGTTGGTGTTACTGATGGCCTCGATCACCGCTTCTTTCAGGCGTTCGGGGGTGACATTGCCGTCCAGGCGCATCACTTTGCGTAAATCGCCTAGCGAGATCTCCGGCCAAAACGGCGCGCTGGCGATTGTCACGTCCGGCCCTTCGGGGGGGCTTGCCGGGTGTACCGGTTCGGTGGCTAACAGGCTCATATCATCACCATTAATAAAATGGGCGGTGGACGCGGTTATCAGGGATAAACCTCATTGCCGCGTGCCGCCCGACGTGCGGGGCACGATTCAGGAGGTGCGTTTGGCGCGCACCGAATTTGTTTTAGCTTTGGCCGCCGATTTTTTGGCAGCGGCAGCGGATGTCGTTTTGCTGATTGTTTTCGCCGCTGGGCTGGCAGGGGGTTCTGCGCTAACCGCTGGCGTATCAGGCACAGTAGCGACCACCTCAGCGCTTGCGGTCGTGATAACGTCGGTAGCCGTGGTCTGCTCAGTAGCGCCTACACCACCAACTTCCGCACTGGCCGCCATCAGCGCGGCTTTTTTCAGGTTGCGTTCCAGCACCTCAATATCTTTTTTCACCCCCGCATCTTTATGCGCGGCTAAAGCCCGCTGCAACCAGATAAGGGCTGACGCCTGATCGGCCAGATTAGTGCTTTCACGTTGGGTATAACCAATCGCTTTAAGCAGTTTGGCGCGGGCTTCATCCGGCATATCTTTATCCGCCGTCAGCTCTTGCAGGCGCAGCAAGAGATCAATCTCAATCGCCGGATTATCGGTTGCCGCCCCTTTGAAGCGCAGTAATGCAGCTTCTGACACCTGATCGACAATGAAGCAGGCGGCCGTGCGCTGGTATTTATCAGCCATTGGCAGGTTATGGCCGATCACATATTCAGCCAGGCGTAGTGCGTCACGGTATAACCCGGCATCTACTGACCACACCATGCAGGTAGTGACCACCTCGTCACTCTGGCCGCTATTGGCCGTCAGAACACCGTCGAGCCAGCCGTCATAGGCGGGTAGCATTTCGCGCTTCATCTCTGCGCGAGTGAGATGAGACTGAAATTGCGACAGGCGGCGCTGATCAATGCGCAACCGGTAAAGCTGTTGTTCGTAGGCGGAGCCTTGTACCACGTCTTCCGTGGTGCCGCGCCGTTCTGCCATCACTTTGTCGTAATGGCGTTGTGCTGGAGTTAACATCATGCCCCCTAGGCGTAATGGGGCGGCGGGCCGCCCGTAAGTGACTAGCGGTCGTTAAACCGGCTCACCGGCTTTGATACCTTCAATCAGGCAACCGAAACCGTAATCTTCCACGCAATAAGCCTCGTTATCGGACTCATAGGTGGTGACGCGGTTAAATTCCGGTTCCTCTTTGATGGTGCGGCGGTGTGTCCCTTCCTGCACATAGATAGCCAGATTGTCGAAGGTGGTAATAAACATGGCGTCAGCGGGGAAGAATGGCGCGCGGTAGGTCTGCATACCGCCGATTTGCTTCTGCGATACCAACATCTGACCGGCCAGCGCTTCGGTGTTTGGATTGCTGCCGCTGACGGTATTCAGTACCGGAAAATATTTATCCGCCAGCAGTTTGCGACCGCAGATCACAATCAGGCCGGTGTCGTCCTGATACCACGGATCGATCAGGCTGTTAACCGCATCAAAGGCCAGTGCATCAAGGTTGCCATACTGCCCCTTGGTGATAAGTTTGTTGTCCTCATCACGGGTGGAAACCATCACGTCAGACATCACACGCTGTGGGGCAAACAGACGGTATTTTTTCAGCCAGCCGATATTCACGTCCTGCAATAACGGGTTAGCGGTGATATCTGACTTAGCCGCCACTGACGTGCCATTAAAGCCAATCATGATGCGATCCAGTGCGCGGCGGGTAATGATCTGGTTGGTCACACGGGTTTTAAAGTCACGCTTACCGGCCCATGCATCCAGACGGGCATAGCTGATATAGGTATCAGAGTTGGTCTGTTCGCAGCGGTATTTACCATCATCTTCAATGGTTTCCGGTGAGTTCGGCTCACGGCGTACCGTTGTTGAGGTATTGCGGCTGGCAATCGGGCCACTAACACCAATGCCGATGCGCTGGCCTTCCTGTTCCGGGACAAGATTAATGTTGATGCGTTTTAGAAAATCACTGGAGTGCTGGATCTTATCTTCCAGTGTTTGAGCAACGGACGGGGCCACCGTAAATTGTTTAGTGACTCGATCTACAGGCAGGCTGTTAAGCCGGGCCTGTGTGGACAGATATTCGTCCCATTTATCACGTGTTTCATTTCTCATGTTCTTTATTCCTGTGGATTAAATAGGGCGATTTAGCAGTTGATAGTGTCGTCGGCACTGCCTTCCGGGCCACCTTTAGCCGGTGGGCGACTGGTGTGCTGACTATCTTCGCCTTGTAGCTTGGTCGTCAGCGCGGCAAACGAGGTGGACAACTGGGATAGCTGGCCTTTTAGGTCAGTCACTTCCTGTCGGCTAGCGGCAAACTGTTGCTGATTTTCCAGCACGGTTTTTTGACTCTCGGCAACCAGCTGCACCGCGTGGCGAATATCGTCCAGATTGCCATCGGTTTTCTTTTCAGCACCGAACAGCAATTCTTTGATTTTGGCGGTGAATTTCTTGCTGGTGTCGTCCGCTGCCTGCACCTCTTCAAACTCAATAAAGGTCTCTTCCAGCGCGGTAAACAGGCAATCAGGGGAGTGTTTGCGGCCGGCCAGCGGATTAGGCTTGGATTCAGACACTTGCTGGGCGCAGAACTGAAGCAGTTCCGTGCCTAAGCTGCCGGGGTCGTCAGTCAGCGCCAGCCCTTTCAGATAAGCGCGGCCACTGGTGGCGAAGTTCGGATCGAACTGGATAGAGCTATAAACCTTTTGGCGGCTCTTGTTCAGCGTCAGTAATTCGTCGGTTGGGTCAATCTGGGCAAACAGCGCCATTTTGCCCTTGAGTGCGCCTTCGGTGATCTCTTCCGTTTTCACGGCGGTGATATCGCCATAGCAGCGGAATACGCTATCAGGATAGGGACTTTTGTAATGTTCCAGATCCACGCGGGCACCGTAGACCTTGGGGTCATAGGTGAATGCGATATCGACTAAGTCCTGACGGTTAATGACGCGGCCGTCAGTGGTTGCCCCTTCAACGGCAACGCGGAAAAACTTGGATAATTTAGGCATATAACAGTGCTCCGGGTATCAGCAATCGGTGTGCAATAAGCAGCGGAGACCATCATCACCCCAGCGGCTAAACCCGCGCAAAGCCTTGTTATTGTAAGAGGTCTGCTACAACTTTATCCCCTCGCCGCCAGTCACGCGGGCGCGATAGCCTAAGCCCCATGAGCAAATTAACCCCCGATGCTGTCCGCGATGCCCGTAGTCTTTACTGGCAGGGATATCAGATATCCCATATCGCCAAGTTGACCGGTTTCAACGTGCATACGCTGTACTCCCGGCGCAAGCGCGAGAACTGGGACAAAACCGCGCCCCTCGACCGGGTGCGCTTTACCACCGAGGCGCGTTATAACCAGCTAATTGATAAAGCCGAGAAAAGCGGGCGGGATTTTAAAGAGATAGATTTGCTGGCGCGCCAGCTGGTGCGCTTTGACCGGCAGCTAAATAACGAGGGCGGCGAAGGGCGCAAGAAACTGCCGAAAAACCATTTCAGTGATGAGCAGATCGCGCAGTTGAGAGCCAAGTTTTACGAGGGGCTTTATGAGCACCAAAAACGCTGGTTCAAAGCCAAAAGCCTGGCGATCACTATCCGCAATATCCTTAAGTCGCGCCAGATTGGGGCAACCTGGTATTTTTCCCGCGAAGCGCTGATCGATGCATTGGAAACTGGCCGCAATCAGATATTTCTGTCCGCCTCCCGCGCCCAGGCGCATCAGTTCAAACGCTTTATTATCAAGTTTGCCGCTGAGGTGGGTGTCGAGCTGAAGGGCGATCCCATCATGCTGTCCAACGGGGCCGAGCTGCATTTCCTTGGCACCTCGGCGGCGTCGGCGCAGTCGTATACCGGGAATCTCTATTTCGACGAATATTTCTGGACCAGTAATTTTATCAACCTGCGCAGTGTGGCCGCCGGGATGGCGACACAGAGCGGGTTGATAGAAACCTATTTCTCTACCATCTCCAGTGAAGAACACGAAGCCTATCGCTTCTGGTCGGGCGAGCTGTTCAACGAGGGCCGCAAAAAAGCCGACCGCGTTAACATTGATATCACTCACAAGAATCTTAAAAACGGCAAGATTTGCGCGGATATGCAGTGGAAGCAGATCGTGACAGTGAAAGACGCTGCGGGGTTGGGTTTTGACCGTATCGATATTGACGACCTGATCGCCAAGAAATCCCCGGATGAATTCAACAATCTGTACATGTGCCAGCCCATCACCAATGGCGAGCGGCCATTCTCTTACAGTGAGTTGATTAACTGCGGCGTGGATGGCTGGAATGCGGGTGTGTGGGATGACTGGCGGCCCTATTCGCCGCGACCATTGGGCAATACGCCAGTGTGGATTGGCTATGACCCCAACGGCGAAGGCGAGGGGGGCGATAGCGCCGGACTGGTCGCCGTCGCACCACCACAGGTGGAAGGGGGCAAGTTCCGCGTGCTGGAAGCTATTCAGTTGCGCGGGATGCCGTTTGAACTTCAGGCGGAGGAGATCAGGAAAATGACCCAGCGCTATAACGTGCAGTTTATCGGTATTGACGGCACCGGCATTGGTGGCGCAGTGCATTCGCTGGTACTGAAATTCTTCCCGTCCGCCATGAAATTTGTCTACAGCATCAGCGTGAAGTCTGCTCTGGTCCTCAAGGCGCAGATGGTGATGCGCCGTGGCCGCTTTGAGTATGACGCCGGGCTAAGTGTGATTGCTCAATCGTTTATGACTATCCGTAAATCAGTGACACCGGGCGGAATGACCACCTATGTCTCCGACCGTTCCAAAGGGGCCAGCCACGGCGACGTGGCGTGGGCCATTATGCACGCATTGCAAAATGAACCGATTGGCGCAGAAACCGGCAGCACCGGCGGCGGCTTTGTACAGGAGTTTTAACCGTGGAAATGAAGACTGTTTTACCCGCAACACCCGCTGATGCACCGCCAGCCCCGCAGCCCATCTCGACGATGGAGTCTTTTACCTTTGGCGACCCGACACCGGTATTAGATCAGCGCGACCTATTGGATTGCATGGAGTGCGCCCGCAATGGTGACTGGTACGAGACACCGATCAGTTTTTATGGGCTGGCGCGTATTTTTCACTCGGCTATTCATCACCAATCACCGCTGAATTTTAAACGCCGGGTACTGATGAGTTGTTACCGGCCGCACCCATTGCTTTCCCGCGCCGATGCCGGGGCATTCGTGCAGGATTTTCTGGTGTTCGGCAATGCCTATCTTGAACTGCGCAAGAATCGACTGGGCGGCCCGCTGGCGCTAAAACATGTTCCGGCTAAATACATGCGGCGGGGGAGCAATCTGGATCAGTATTGGTTTGTGACTTATGAAAAAGAGGATTACGCCTTTGCGGCTGGCTCGGTGTTTCATCTGGCCGAGCCGGATATCCATCAGGAGATTTACGGTTTGCCGGGGTATCTGGCGGCTATCCCGTCGGCGTTGCTTAATGAGGACGCCACGCTGTTCCGGCGCAAGTATTATATTAACGGCAGTCATGCCGGGGTGATTGTTTATCTGTCTGATGCGATGCAGAACGATACCGATGTGCAGGCACTCAAGCGCACCCTGACCGACGCAAGAGGGAAGGGGGCATTCAAGAACGTATTCGTGTACGCGGCAGGCGGGAAGAAAGACGGCCTACAAATCATGCCGTTCAGTGAGATAACCGCCAAAGATGAGTTTAACGGCATCAAGAACGTGACCCGCGATGATTTGCTGGCCGCGCACCGTGTGCCGCCGCAGCTTATGGGGATCATGCCGACCAATACCAGCGGTTTTGGGGATGTTGAAAAAGCCGCGAAGGTGTTCGCCATTAACGAGCTGTACCCCATCATGGAAGATTTGAAAGCCCTGAATGAGTGGCTGGGCGTGGATGTATTCCAGTTTAACCCCTACGCACTGGCCGCCGTGTGACGCTAACCCGCCGATTCATTCAATAATTTTCATCCACACCCGCACGGGCGCAGCTTGCAACCCGTGCAATTCCCCGATCACGCTGTAACGCGCTGTGCGCCCCATAGCGAGGCGCGCGCCTCACGCATCCGATCACGACACCCACCACCCGAATGCACATCACCATGACCCACAAGCGGCGAGCCAGCCGGAGGTGCCCGACCACCCCCACACCCTTCAGCGCGCGATTGTCTCCCCTCCACGCCTGCACGCAAAAAGGGTCGCTTTTTGTGCATTTGTGCAAGTGGCGGCAGGCCGCGCCAGAGCTGGGCTGAAAGGGGCTAAATAGCATCAAAAATATTGTGCAAATTTGTGCGAAAATAAGTGGAGAAATTAAATGTTATTCACAATAAAACAATGATAATTGATGTCAAAAGCATGCTCTTTGAAATCATTAAAGAGCATGTTGTATACCCGTCGTACCTGAAGTCGCAGGGGTGTTAGCTACATTCACACACCCGAATCACTTACCTGAGTACGCTCATCGGGATGAGTTAACTTGCTGCCTACCTGCAACTTCACGTTCTTTGGGTATATATTAAATAGTGCGTTATGCTATTTTGGCTAAAAATGCAGCGAGATTATCATCAGGGGGGCAACCTTGTGCTAGTCTGCGCATACTGACAAAATCTTGACTAGCTTTTATTCTTGGCGCAATGCCAGTTAAAGTAGTATCAGATTTTATATTTATGATTAATGAGTTAATCCATTCCTTAATAAATTCAATTATGTATTTTCCTCTAATTGCTAGTTCATTTGATAATTCATTGTAGTATTTAGTTATTGGATTATTTTCAGAAATTATTTTTGTTATTTTATCTATATTCTTAGGGATGTATTGAGTGCTTTTTGAAATATTACCAAGCTCAATTCTTATATACGGCTTAATAGATTCTGGGAACGGTTCGTCTAGAGAAAATGTTTTTGAAATAAATAGATTCATGCATATTTCTCTTACTAGTTCAGTAAACTTACTATAGTCTTCATTTAATATGTTAAAGTATCTATCTTTATATTCATGATGAGCAGTTGATAATTTAATCTCATCTCTGAATATGCTTTCGATAGATGGAATGTTCATTAGCTTATTTTCTATTGAATAGGAGTCTAAAGTAAAGATGTTTTCTGAAATAGACGTAAATAAATCAAAATCTTGATCAACGAAAAAATATGTATTCTCTAGGTGATTTTTTTCTTTATTCTCAATTAATTGATTATGCAACTTGAGTAATTGTTCTTTCCCTTCACCATAGATATAGCCATAATCTCTATTAAACCCACATTTTGGAATTAGGCTTTCATATACTGATATATCTTGTATGCCTTCAAATATAAATATTGTTGAATAATGTCCTTTACATTTTATTAATGCCATTCTGAGAACGGCTGGGTTTTTTCTTTGCTGTCTCATTGTGCTTGTACGTGATGAGTCCATTATAATTTAACCTTTTCAACGATTAAATCCCTAGTGAACTTATCCAATTCATTATCAAATACAAATGGTGAGTGTGTAATTGCCAATAATTGTCTCACAGTACCGCTATTTATAATGTCTGGTAGAACTTTCTTCTGCCACTCAAGAGATAAAGATAATTCTGGTTCGTCTATCAATATTATTTTTTCTGATTTATTTAAATACAAGATTGACATTAGTGAAATTATTTGTTTCTCTCCAGATGATAAATCATCTAGTTTGATATTTCCTTCAGTGAATTCATCAAAAACTAAAACATTAAGAGATTTAGCATCATAGGAGAGATGTTTAGAGTCACTTGACGTTTTTAAATATCCGTTACAAATTAAGACGAATTTTTCAATCATTGATTCTAATTCTTTTGTACTCTCTATAACACTTTGAAGTTTTATCAAGAAATATTTCAAATAAGGATTTTTTTCAATTCTACCACTTACATATTGTTTTGATATACCTTCAAATAGGTTGCGAGAGTCATAATTTCTTTGCCCAGTTTGACTTTCTACACGCCCTAAAAATCTTGATAAGTCATCTATGTCAGGTAAGTCTCCAGAAATATTTTGTTTTTCTGTATTTCCACGTAACAGATCTTCTAGCATAGTTGTACTTAAATTTCTATACCCCATATTAGAGCGCCGTTCTATCTGCTCACTCAAATAACGTAATGTTTTTTCTACATCAGAAAGACCAAAAGCGATTTGATCATAACGCTGTCTTTCTAAGCGGCCAAATCTATGTCTATTTTTTGCATCTATATCTGATTCGATAGGATTTATTTTAAATGTTTTCTCTACACGCCTATATGTTGGAAGATAAATAATTTCAATGCCAGTGAGTTTCTCTTTTATTTTTTTTATCAAACTAAGCGATGGAATGTTATTGTTATTTCCAATGTCAGCCTTAATTTTTTCTATGAAAATATCGAAGCTCGTTCGTGTATAAGGAGATCTCAAATAAACATCTTGGAAAAATCTACTCTTTTCAATAGTATCAACTTTATCATCAATAATAAATGCTAAGATTTCCTCTGCTGAATAGCGACCACGAGTATATTCAGCTAACTTGATTATTTCTTCATCTTCGCAATAACTTAGTTCTTCTTTCTTGACGAAGAAATCATCACCATCTGTAAACTTTATTCTTATTGAATTAAAATTTAAAGTAGATAAGTTTTTGAAATTACATGTTAGTATATTGTTTAAAGCATTTAGTAATGTTGTTTTCCCTGTTCCATTTTCTGCGACAATTATAGTTGCAAGTCCTGTAAACTCTAAACGCAAATTTTTATAACCATGCAACCCAATTATTTCAAAATGAGACAATATGTGGTTCATTGTGTTACCTCGTATCATTATGTATATGAAATAAGATATACAACAAATATGCTTATGTATAGAGATGACTGATCTATCTAGCGAAAAACTTGATTTTCTGTTTTTCAATGTTTGTTGCTCAAACTAATTCCACTATAATTGGGAAGATTTTCATTAAAATCTAAAAGCAAACCCCTCCCCAAAATCCACTATCCCCCCCATCACCAACGACCGCAGTTCCCACGGCTCCGGCTCTATGCCGATTTTTCGCAGGAAACTGAGCACCTGATCCGCTAACTCACCGACAGGCTGACACTGAGCCGCTATGTCTGCTTTTTTCACCTCGCGATTATCAGAGACTTTCTTATCTTTATCCCCATCATTTCGGATACGTTCGGCCAGTTCTCGCCGTTCCTTACGCCCCATATCCTCAAAAAGCTGGCTGGTTTGCTGGTGATAGCGTTTTATCTGCTTGGCTGTGGCGTTTTTTGGCAGTTTTGGATAACTAAATTCTGCGCCTGGCGGGCTGCTTTCAACCGATTTTTCCGGTTGAGGGCAGCTACCGCGTACAGTTATTGACAGAACTCCAAGGGGCGGCGGGCCGCCCTGAACGTCAACAGAAAAATCCGCGTCAGCTTTGATTTTAGGAACGATTTTGTAAGTGGTGGTACGGGTATAGATAATTGAATTAGAACCAGATTCAGGGGCAAAGACGCCAGTGATCCGGCTGACGTTATCCCCGTAATCATTGCCGTTCTCGGTGATGTCGTAATTGAGCCTTACGCGCAAATCTTTGCGGGCAACTAACGGGCCGCCTTGTGCGAGGGTGTAACCCGCCCAGTTGCCCTCGTCAGCGGCAACCTGAGCCGGTGATATCTCTGGGAATAAACGCAGCTCCTTATCACGCAGACGGCGTAATTCACGGTATACCGTGACCGGCGCACCACCTATTTGCTGAAACTGGCGAATATGCCAACGAGACGCCCAGGCACTGACGCGCTTGGCTGTTTCCTTCAGGGGTTTACCGCTTTCGTCGTCCAGCTCATCATCAAGTGCATAACCGTCGATATTCTTTGATATATATTTGGCAATGTAGCCGGTGGCGCTACCCAGTTCTTTATCAATGGGTACGACATGGAAACGGGCTTTAAGCGCGTCTTGTGATTGCAGCTCTTCCGAATCCTCCCAGCGGGCATAGGTGCAAAAAATATCGCGGGCCAGTTCGATATCAGCGGGCAGCATAAACAACAGCATATGCCAGTGGGGTGTTTCGTCGTGGTGAGGCTCCGCTACACGGAAACCAAATACCTGAATGCCGGCGCGTTTCCACGCGGCACGAACCTGTGACCAGATACGGCACAAATACTTCTGCGTCTGCCGTGGGCTGGCACCGCGCCATTTATGGTTGCGCTTGCCACTGTTGTGCATCGAATGGAATTTCGACGGTGCGGTTAAGGTGTAGAAATCACCGGCTAAATTCTCTTGTTCCGCGATGTCCTCAAAACCGCGCATTCTGGTCATTAATTCGCAGCGGCGGATCGCGGGATTGGCAATACTGCCATCGTATTTATCAACCAGTGAAATTCGGTTGCCGTCTTCATCTTCCAGTTCAAACGCCTGAAGGAATTCACGGTTGGATTTCTTCTGTGCTTGCCACTCTTTGAGGGCGGGATCACTGCAATAGGGCGCTGATTTGGCGTGCACATAACCCGCCGCAATCATCAGGTGTTCACGCCACTGATCATGGATATGCTTCAGACGGCGTAACCACCATGAAGGGGACTCAATACGAGCAGTGGCGCGCAATGCTTCGTCCGCTGTCATGGTTTGGCTTTCGTACAGTCCCCAGCCCGGTGCACTGGTATTTAGCTGACGAGTTAGAAAACCGATATAGCCATAACCGGACACAATTGCGGTTTCAATATCCCCATCAGGTAATCCCATTTGATGATCATATTCGCGGATAAACTCGCCAGTCATGCAATCTGACAGACGATAGGCCAGCCGTTTGATCTCGCGCTTGCCGTAGTAAGGAATACGGCGAAAATCATCGTAGAAAGGGAGTAACACATGGGATCGAATATCAATCTGATATTGCTCTGTTACGCAGTCCACACGCGGCAATAGGTACTTTTCGATTGAGTTGATTAAGTAACTATTGGCTCGTTTGGTTCCACTGTTTTGTTTAATGTTCTCCACCCGCAGGGTGTAGTAGCGGCGGAGATAGTGAGGCAGCGACTCAAGGCGGCGCATAACACGCCGCGCACGGGGAATGGGTTCATTGATTTGAGCAAAGCGCCTGAATAAATCCTCGCTGATTGGCTTCTCACCGGCAGCGGTCGCAATCGCTGGCCGCGGCGCATTCCATGAGTAAGCCCCGGTAAAGGTTTCAGCGTTACCGGGGTAGGGTTGAGGTGGGGTTGGGGTGCTGCGGCCGAGTGAATACGACATTTTAAGGGATGTATTTTTCATAACTCCACGCTATTCTTTTGTGATACACCTATAAACCGCAAGGAATGCAAATGGAACACAAATTTTTAAAAAATACTGACCAAAAGCCAGCACCGAAATATGATGAAAAAATTACTATTTGGCTGAAAAAACAAGCAAATGGTATTAATTCAGCTTCGTACAATATTGTTATCTGTAACGAAAATAGGTTTTATCGTGAGATTACGTGCTCTGGTTTAGGGGAGTATGTTCATGCTTGTGAGTTTCTTCAGTCGCTGAAATTGAAGAATGTGTTAAATGGAGATCAAACTCTTCGAGGTTACGACGCTGTATTTGTAACTCTTGAGGTGTATAGCAAAGTTGTTCCAGCTCCACGATAGCATTTTCAATGTTGGTTTTTTGAGCACATTTTAATGCAGCGAAAGCCAACATTTTAGCTTCTTCGCTAGGCATATTTTTTACAATCATATTGTTTCTCCTATTTCTATTGGTCTCTGAAATATCGCAATTATTTCCCCGGTACTTTTTCTACCTTCCCCTTTACAACTTATAGAGCGCGGAGCCGTAATCGAGTGAAGAGTGAAACGGCTATAAAGATCACGGGCGATAGGAGTATCGCTATTAGACGCAACAACATGACAACCATTTTCAGCGGCCCTTGCCAGTAGGCGGGCTAAGCGAAATTGCTGATCAGCGCTGAAACCATCGGTGTGATAATGGGTAAAATCAGCAGTGCTGGATACTGGGATATATGGCGGATCGCAATAAATCACATCACCCGCAACAGCCATTTCCAGTGCTTCGGAAAAATCACAGCATAAGAAGGTTGCTTTCTTGGCTTTTTCAGCAAAGAAACGGATCTCGGCTTCGGGGAAATAGGGGGCTTTGTATTTGCCATAGGGGACGTTAAATTGCCCTTGTTGGTTATAGCGACAAATACCATTAAAACAGTGGCGATTTAGGTAAAGGAAGATTGCCGCTCTGGATATATCATCACGGTTTCGTGCATTGAATATTTTGCGGAAAATATAATATTGTTCGTCGGAATTAGCCGTAAGAAACAGTGCGGAAGCCACATTGATTAAGTCGCTCGTTTCTCTTTTGGCGATTTCATAGAAGTTAATCAGATCATCATTGATATTCGTTATCAGATATTCATCATAATCAGTATTTAACATCACTGAACAAGAACCCGCGAACGGCTCTACCAGCCGTTTACCTGTTGGTAAGTGTTGGCGCAAGGTTGGCATGATACGAGCCTTTGAACCGGCCCATTTCAATGGGGAGCGATTCATAAAGCCCCCCGATAGTGTTTCTTTTTCTCTTCATGGATTTGCTGGCAAGTCACACAATAAATTACCCCCGGCACACTGATACGCCGTTGCTCGGGAATTGCCGCCTTGCAGGACTCACAGATAAAAGCAGAGGGGGCGGCTGGCTTACTGCGGGCATTGGCGATCTGAGCGGCTAATACCATCTCTTGCCGTTCTTGGGCGATATCGATTAAGTCAGCCATTAGCGTTGTCCCTCAGATACCGCCTTGAGGCTTTCAGCAACCTGGCGGATTAACTCAATAGCTTCAATGCTATTAAGGTCACGCTGAGAAATATGATTGGAAAGGGCAGTCAAATTTTCTGACAGATTAAGCGCAAAGGCTTTGCGTTCTTCTATTCGGGCATTATTTAAATGTTGATGCATGGCTTCAGTTGAAGCGGATATTGCGGCAAGTCTGCGATTCATCATTTTGCTATTCCTTGTTTTCAGACAATAAGAGTCCCGGCGCGATATAAAACGCCTGTGGCTTTCTGGTAATTAATTACGGGTCTTGATTGATTACAGCGTCAGCATCGGGCAGTTCTTTAGGAAATGAGGCCGTCAACTCGGATAATTCTCTCATGGCCTTAATCACCCCTAATCGGTCTGATTTATCTAATTCGTGAAACTTCAATTTATGTTTATCCCGATGCAGTCCAGCGGTGAAATAGATCAAACCTCTATGGCGAAATGACACTCCTGATAAAAATGCGGCAACTCTATTCGTTCTTCTTAATGCCTTGTTAAGCATTAGCCGGACATTAGCTGTCTGAATAAGGCCGGTTTTTATTTGCTCCGCTGTGAGTTCAATTGCTCTTGCAGACTTTTGCATAGCAACACCTCCGGCAAAGATAAGTTAAGCGAATATCCCCATAAGGCGGGCAAACCAGCGACGTGGCGCTCTGGGTTTCGCCATATAAGGTGTTCTTAGTCCTGGGATAAACTGCACTTCGCTAGCTTTCGGTTGGAAATATCGACCGTCTGGGGTTTCTAACCAGCCGCGTTGGTGATGGTAATGCGTGACTTGCTGGCCGTTCACCAATAATGCGGCAAGGGATGGGCACTGTGAGATTTGAGTCATGACGCATTCCTCATCTGGTGCAGTTGATCAACGTAAGCCGTTGCTTGTGCCTGAGCATCAAACTTGCCGTAAGAGTGATCGCCCTGGCTCACCTGATAGCGAGTAATTGGGTTTATTTTGTTACGTTTCAGGCGGGTAATAGAGAATCCACGGTAAACGCTGGTATGTTCGCTGACTTTAACCACGGCAAAAATCGGGTTGAATGTTTCTTCGAACAGGCGCTTTGTTGCTGAAATGGCAAGGTGCATCATGCTGCCGCCCCTACTTTATCTTTACGCCCCTTTCCTGGCTTGCTAGCGCTGATGCGGTCTTTCCATCCATGCCAAGCTGATGGAGCATCTTCAACTAATTGTTCAGCGTATTTATCCCACTCCGACCGGCTAATCCACAATTCAGCGTTGCCGCCGGGCTTAGATGGGTCAGCCATGTAGAACGCGGGAAGCTTGCCAGCTTTCGCCATCGAAACCACAGCGTCTACTGTCTTGCCTATATATAAAGCGAAGCCCTCTTTCGAGAGAAGATTGGCGGGTTTTTCCGACAGCCTAATCGTTCTTTTGGTTGGGGTGTCTTCATTTTTCAGCAAACTTTCAGATCCAAGAGTTTGAGCGACTTCTGACATTTGCTATTCTCCGTGTTGGTTCCTGAATCACTATCTAGCACTACATAGGACTAGTTAACTGTGATTTGGGTTTTTGTTTCATTGAAAGATTAGCGGATACAGAAACTATATGTCAAGTACGCAAGGTGAGAAACTCAAACTGATAAGAGAATCAGAAAGACTAAATCGTAGGGAACTAACTGATTTAGTTGGAATACCTTACGGTAGTTATGCGAATTATGAGTTGGATAAAATGAAAATGTCATTTGAAGCTGGTACCAAGCTATTCAAACACCCAAGATTTAGGAAATATAGAGACTGGTTTATGTTCGATGAGATAAACCCCGGAGCCGGACAGATCGCTCCGGCCCTCTCCCCTGATGGGCAGTACGGAACAATCTCTACCCACTTAGGGAAAGAGATTGGTTAAGTGTTTATAAAACCTATATTTTTGAAATAATATTCCAAGATGAAGTATTCATCGGAGGGCTATCTTATGTCGATTAAGAAGCTCGATGATGGTCGTTATGAAGTGGATGTAAGGCCGCAGGGTTCCGAGGGAAAGCGAATCCGGCGTAAGTTTAATACCAAGGGCGAAGCACAGATTTTTGAACGTCACACCTTGGTTAATTTTCATAATAAAGAGTGGCTAGAGAAGCCAGCCGACCGGCGAAAGCTCACTGAGTTACTGGATTTGTGGTGGATATACCACGGCAAGAACCATGAGACAGGCAAGAAACAAAAAGAGCGATTAAATGCGGTTATTCGGGACTTAGGTGATTTGGGTGTAACTCGCGCAGATCAGCTAACAAAGAAAGCCATTATTGATTACCGGGTATATCTGCTAGGTACTAACTTGAAACCGTCTAGTGTGAATAAACTCCATTACATCTTAAGAGGCATGTTCACAAAACTCATTAAGGCTGATGAATATCATTGTTCAAATCCATTCGATGGGATTAAAAGATTTCAAGAGGCTGAATCTGATATGGCTTTTTTATCTGATGATGAGATGATCAATCTTCTTGAGCGCCTGAATGGGGATAACCGTAAAGTTGTTATGATGTGCCTGGCAACCGGTGGCCGTTGGAGTGAAATAGCTAACATTAAATGCCAGCATATTATAGGCAATAAGGTTAGTTTCATGAAAACCAAAAACGGGAAACAGCGAACAGTGCCAATTTCTAGCGAACTGAAAGCCTATGTGACGCATGGGCAATCTGGTGCACTGTTCTCGCCAAGCTATACGACTGTCCGCAATGTTCTGAAAGAAATAAAACCTGATTTACCACATGGTCAAGCTGTGCATGTGTTAAGGCATACATTTGCCACGCATTTCATGATGAATGGCGGTAACATCATTACACTTCAACGCATTTTAGGGCATGCGACGATACAGCAAACTATGACCTATGCGCATTTTGCACCGGACTTTTTACAAGATGCTGTAACGCTAAATCCTATTGCGGGAGTGTCCATAAAGTGTCCATGA